GTATTAGGTCAGTTGTTATGGGTGATTACACGCGCATTAATGTAAGGGGGCACAATGGCTAGTTCAGGTACACGAACATTTGCTCTATCGATTGCGGACGTTATTCAAGAAGCGTACGAACGATTGGGTGTAAGTTCTAAAGGTGGTTATGATTTAATCACGGCCAGACGTTCGCTTAACTTGTTAATGATTAAGTGGATTAATCAAGGCGTGAATTTATTTACACTGCATGTGGAATCCACAGCAGTTAATACATTTGCAAATAATGTATATCCTACTTTTAATTTAAGTGCGGATAATTATTCCGATATTCTTACGGCATCCTGTCGTGACATTACGGCAACTCCCGATCAAGATATTACCATGGAAAGAATCAGTTATGCGGATTGGTTAGCCATTCCTAATAAGTATTCTACAGGTACACCTTTACAATTTGCAGTGGATAGAAATGCACAATTTGATAGTTCGGGCGTAAATAATCATACAGTTTATATTTGGCCAGGTCCTAATGTCAGTAGTAAATTTGAGATATTATATTGGGGAATTAAATATGGTGAAGATATTAGTACCAATTATGCTCAAAATGCGGCAATACCTAAAAGAATGTTACCAGCTTTAATAAGCGGGTTAACTGTAGAATTAGCAAACAAGCATCCAAAATTAGTAGACATTAATAGGCGACAAGAACTTATACAAATGTATGAGAAGGAATGGGAACTGGCAAGAGAAGAAGACAGGGAAAGAGCAAGTTTTTATGTACAGCCTAAGGTTCGCGGATATGCATAATGGCAAAATATGCGAAAGGTAAGCATGCAGTTTTAATCGATGACCGTTCGGGGTTTAAGATTAAATACAAAGATGCTCGTACAGAGTGGACAGGATTTAGAGTTTATAAGGGTGACTGGGAACCTAAGCAACCTCAGTTAGACCCTCAAAATTATATTTCAGGTGCTGAAGCTGATATATTATATAAGCCAAGACCTGATCAGGATTCAGTTCCGACAACGGTTCGATTAGGACCATTGTATGGAAAATGGTCTGGGCAATGCGCGGCTAATTTAGGACGAATTACAGTTCAACAGCCAGCAGATGCACCATCTGGATTCCAGATGACTAGTGCATTAAATGCTTCTGGCATAGCAATAGCAATTGTCTTACCAGTTACAAGTCCAGGTGTAGCAACAGGTGCACTTGGAACAGTGACAATAGCTGCTACAGAAGATGCAGTTGGATTTGAAGGAACATCAGCATTAGGTACAGTAGTACTTAGCGCGGCAGAAGCAGTAACTGGTTTTGTAGGAACTACAGGATTAGGTACTGTTCTTGTAGATCTAGTTGAAGATGCGGCTGGATTTGCAGGAACAACTACATTAGGTAGTATAACTATCAATGTATCGGAAACTGTTTCTGGAGTTGAGTTAGGAGCATTAACTGCTTCTCTGGGTACATCAGGATTATTTGTTAATGGTACTGAAATACCGCCAGGATTAGCAGGTACAGGTGGATTAGGTACACTTATACTTAATGCAACTCATCCTGTAACAGGATTTGTAGGAACGTCAGCATTGGGTTCTGCTCAAGCTGAAGTAATCACAGCGGTTCCAGTTACAATGTCAGCAATGACTGCGTCTCTAGGAACTGTATCAATAACTTCTCCAAGCTGGGGTACTCTAGGTTGGGGTGAAGATACATGGGGTCAATAATATGGCATTAACATATGTACAATTAAAGCAGGCAATCCAAGATTGGACTGAAAATGATGCTACAGAATTTACTGCAGCTACAGGATCAGGAGTAGCTCCAATTGATGTATGCATTGCGAATGCGGAATTACGTATTATGAAAGAATTAGATCTTACAGCGTTTAGAAAAACTACTACCATAGCTAGCGGTACAGCTACTACAGGAGTGGCATTACCTGAAGATTTAGTAGTATTGAGATTTCTTCGTATTCAAAATGGAGCTATGCTTTATGAAAAGGATGAGACTTATATTAGAGAATATACCCATAATCCAGCTACTACGGGAACTATAATTTATTACGCTTTACAGCGTCCAGGAACAGCTTATACATCATCTAATAGGTATACAAATATTATCTTTGCACCAACTCCAGGGGTTGACACTACGTGCGAAATAGGGTATACTTATAGAGTACCAGGTTTATCTTCAGGTACTACTAATACGTATCTTGGAGATAGATGTCAGGAAACATTATTATATGCTTGCCTCATTGAAGCGGCGACATTTATGAAGGATTCTGCACAATTGCAAAACTACCAGCAATTGTATGAGCGATCAGCTCAGACACTTGGGGTAGAGGAACAAGTAAGAATGAGGAACACTGAATTATATAAAGGTGAACTTCGAACATTAGGAAGATTAGAAGGAGATAGATAATGGCAGGTCTAACATCAGCATTATGTACAAGTTTTAAAGTAGAACTTCTTGAAGGCGATCATGATTTTAATAACGGAGCAGACGCATTTAAAGTAGCGTTGTTTAAAGCTAACGCAAGTATCACAGGTACTTATGATGCTACAACAACTAACTATTCTGATATGACAGGTAATTCGGATGAATTGGCTGCAACAGGAGGATATTCTACAGGCGGATTTGCATTAACAAATGTCAATCCAACATCAACAAGTACAACAGCTTTCACAGATTTTAGTGCTAACGCGTCGTGGTCATCTGCAACATTTACTACACGTGGTTGTTTAATATACAACACAAGCGATAGCAATTCAGCTGTGGCAGTAATTGATTTTGGTGCAGATTATTCTGTATCAGGGGGCACATTTGAAATACAATGGCCAGCAGCAGATTCAACTAACGCTATCATAAGAATAGCATAAAGGAGTAATACATGGCTTCAACATGGTCTAACGCAGAATTGCGGTTGATGACCACAGGTGAAAATGATAACACCTGGGGAGATCAGACTAACGATAATTTAAAACGTCTTGATGATATGGTTAACGCCTATATTGGCGTAACATTATCTGGAGGAACCAAGACTTTAACTTTTACAAATGATCCAACTTCTTATGCACAAGAAGATGGACGTTGTAAGATTTTAAATTTTACAGGAACTCCAGGAGGCACATGTACAGTCACATTTCCAAACAAGTTAATGTGGTATGTTATTTTAAACAATACTGGAGACAGCAATGATATTATTTGTACAGCAGGAACAGGTGCAGCAACGTATACAGTTTCAGCAGGAAGAGATGCTATCATTTATGTAGACGGTTCAGATGAAATTTATAATGCATTGAATGATTTACAAGTTAACACAGTTAATGGGCATGACCCATCAACAAGTGCAACAAAAGGCTTCGCAACGGCCATGGCAATTGCGTTATAGTTTAAGGAGGATAAATGGCACAAGATTTTGAATCGGTTGGAGTATTGGTAACAAATAGTGAAACAGCTATTTTAACATCAAATTCAGACGATGCTATTGTCGGATTAAGATTAACTAATATTTTAGCAACTGCTATTACAATGGATGTTTATATTGATTTGGCAGGCGCAGGAACTGATTATTACATTTGCAAAAATTTAAGCATTCCACCAGCAAGTTCAATAGAACTTATTCAAGGTGGGGCGAAAATAGTTTTAAACAATACAGATGTAGTTTATGGTAATTGCGGAACAGCCAGTGGCTGTCATGTTTGGATTAGTTATGTTGATTCAATTAGCACCTAAGGAGAAATAAAATATGGCTGAAACTAAAGACCAAAATGGTAGTTTATATGTAGGACAAGAAGCTGCGAAGGATGGGTTCTTTACTCATCAGGCAATCATAGACGGAGATCATTACATTGAATCGGCTGTCTTGGCAGGGCCAGTTTCCTATACGGGAACGGTAACAATAACAGGTAATGTGGTTATAGTATGAGCACCTTAAACGTAGATAAAGTAGACCCTAGTACGGGAACGGCTTTAGAGTTAGGAACTTCAGGTGATACAATTACTGTACCAACAGGGGCAGGACTAACAGTTGTAGATGAAGTCAAGACAAATAAAGTTTCACCTGCCACAGGAACGGCATTTGCTTTAGGAGATTCTGGCGACACCTTCACAGTTCCTTCAGGAGCGACTATTGTTAATAGTGGAACGGCAACGGGATTTGGTATTACGGCTGCTAACTTTAGACCTAATGCACAACCCTTTATATACAATGCAAATATGGCAGTTACACAAAGAGCTGCAACTACATCTGGATTCACAGGCAATGGTTATCCATGTATGGATAGATGGAGAGTACAGGGTGCAAATTATGGAACTTTTACTTTTTCACAGGATACATCTGTTCCAGATAATGTAAGCGTAAAACATTCATATAAAATGGATTGTACCACAGCAGACGCATCATATGGTGCAAGTGATCATTTCACTTGGCAACAAAGAATTGAAGGTAATAATTTCGGGGCTTTAAAATATGGAACATCAGATGCAGAAGCAACTACTGTATCCTTTTGGGTAAAATCAAATTTAACAGGAGATTTTCTTTGTTATTTATATGGTGCGGATAATGATAGATTTTGTTGCAAGCTCTTTTCAATTTCTACCACTAATACTTGGGAACAAATTTTTGTTAATTTTCCAGGAGATACAACAGGAGCGATAAATGCCGATAATGGATATGGATTAAGCATTGGATTTGGTCTTGGATTTGGAAGTGATTTTACATCAGGAACTTTAGCGACTACTTGGGCTGCTTGGGTTGATGCAAACTGGGCAGTGGGTATGACTAATAATTTATCCAGTTCTACATCCAATGATTTTTATATTACAGGAGTTCAAATGGAAGTGGGAACTTTTACCTCGGCATCTGATATGCCTATTTTTCAAAGTGAAAGTTATGAAGCTAATTTAGCCAGATGTCAGAGATATTATTTTGACTGTAACCCAGGAAGAGTTACAGCAGCAGCTTTAGCGTCAGGTGCTTATACTACAAGTACTAATATTCAAGGAGCTATTCAGTTTCCAGTTGCAATGAGAGATAATCCAACTATGTATGAAGTTGGTGGATCAGGCTATTGGGCTGCAGAAAAAGATACTTATGATATTTTTGATGACATCACCATATACCAGCCAAGTTTAACTCGTAGTGGTTTTAATGGTTCAGGTAATGTAAGTGCTACAGGAAATGATGCCTGTCTAGTACGGTACCGTAATACATCAGCACGATTGGCTTTTGATGCAGAGCTATAAGAGGAATAATAAAAATGGATTTAGATAATTTAATAGTAAAATATAGGAAAAATCCACTTCCTAATGAAGATGGAGTTAGAGAAATTGGGTGTATAGAAGTAATTTATCCTACGACACCAGAAGGATCAAAACCAAAGTTGTGTGTACCTCTTGCAGAGGGCAATACCCACTATCAAGAAATTATGGCATGGGTAGCTAAAGGAAACACGATTGAGGAAGCGGATTAATGGCAGAATTAAGAGTAAAATCAACAGGCACTATAAAGCTTTTCGAGAATGATAACAC